CAGCAGCATTAAGTGCTGTGAATGGATTGATTGGTCAGGTTAAAGAATCTGGTGGTCATATAGGTTCTGTATTAGATAGAATGCAAGCTATCAATTCAGGTATGCAAAAACTAGAAATAGAAAAACGTGAGTCTTTAGTACAACCTTTAACACCACAGGAGGCTATGAAGTTAGCTATGGCTAAGAGACAAATGGAAAGGTTTCATGAAGAGTTAAGAAATATGGCAGTGCTTTCTAGAGAGCATCAAAAATTTGTAGATGATTACTTCCAAGTAATAGCAGAGTCTAAAGCTCAACATGAAGCATCAGTTAAAGCTGTTATAGAAAAACGTAAACAAAGAAAACAATTATTACATGATCTTTTTGTTTGGACTTCAGTTAGCGGAATAGGTTTAATAGTTGCTGCTATTATTATAGCATTAGTAATAGCAATATTTAGATGAAAATAATGGCTTTTATGTTGGTTGTTATCATCAATGGTAACACGTTAGATAATGATGGGTGGTATTTTAGAAATGTTTATCGTTGTAATACATTTGCTCATGCAATAGAACATGGTAATGTAAATCAATACGATAGAAGAGATAGGCAACACAATATCTCTGCATACTGTGTTCCTGTGACAGTCCCTAAAACTACACAGTTTTGGGATTAAATAAAACTACAACTAATGGAGGTAATAAGATTTATAAACTATGATAAAATTTATACTTGTAATTATTTTAAACACAACCCCACAATATATTCAAGTATTTCATGACAGAGAACAATGTTCTATGACTGCAAATTTAATAAATAAAACTGAAAATGTACAAAGCTATTGTGTCCCTGCTGGAACTAATATAATAGCAAAAGTACCTGAACAAGAAATAACAGGATAATTTTATGGCTACCAAAAAGACCAAGAAAAAATCTACCGTTAACAAAGCTGGTAATTATACTAAACCTACGATGAGAAAGAATTTGTTTAATAAAATTAAAGCAGGTTCCAAAGGAGGTAAGCCTGGACAATGGAGCGCACGTAAGGCTCAGATGTTGGCTAAACAGTATAAAGCTAAAGGTGGTGGATACAAGTAATGGCACTTAAAAAATCTCAAAAGTCTTTAAAGAAATGGACTAAACAGAAGTGGAGAACTCCTAGTGGTAAAAAGTCTTCAGAAACTGGAGAAGTCTATGCACCTTCTAAAACTATTAAGAAGTTAAAGTCTACTGCGTCAGGGCGTAAAAAACTTGCAGCAGCTAACAAAAAGAAACGTGAAGCAACTGCAAAAGGGAAACAACATGCAAAGCATGGCTTGCATAAGGGGAAGAAACGATGAGAGAAGATTATAAAAAAGGAGGGAAGTCTAAGAGAGATCCTAGATTAAAGAGAGCAGGAGTATCTGGTTTTAATAAACCTAAACGTACTCCTAGTCACCCAAAGAAATCTCACATTGTTGTTGCTAAAGAAGGTGACAAGATTAAAACAATTCGTTTTGGACAGAAAGGAGCTAAGACAGCAGGGAAACCTAAAGCTGGAGAGTCTGCTCGTATGAAAGCCAAGCGTAAAAGTTTTAAAGCAAGACATGCTAGGAATATTAAACGAGGTAAAATGAGTGCAGCTTATTGGGCTGATAAGGTCAAGTGGTAACAATTATTATTTAATAAATTAAAACACGTTCATCCTTTATAGGACGGAAGTAGGCATAATGCCGAAGGAACGCATTGATGATGTTTATCAATCTAACTGGAGGTATATTATGACTCAATACTATAGAGGCGTTAAAAATGAAAATGAATCTCAAACATTTTCTGGTATGAAATCTGGAATTTATAGAGGAGTAAAATGGAATGCAGCAGCAACAACAAATCAAAACAGAAAAAGAAAAAGAAGAACAAATAAAACAACAACAGGATAAAAGGCATAATCAATAATGGGAGTAGAAGAATTTTTTGGTATGCCTGATTTACCTGAAACAAGCGTTCTTAAAACTAATGCTGATGTTGTGTCCCATATAGCAGAAGCTATAGCTAATACAACTGATATAGAATTATCTAAGGCTTTATTTGAAATTTTAAATAAACATTCTGATGTTGCTTTAGAAACTAGTCAAAAGATAATGTGTAAATATAAAATGCATTTACAGTCAGTAAAATGATTGAACCTACATCAGCATCAATGCCTGTAGGTACATGGGCTAAACATAATACAGTAGAAGTTGTTCGTCATAATAAGATTCATGGCGAAGAGCAAAGACTACAAACAGTGTTTAGAACTGTATATTATGAATTTGCAGATGGTAAAGTACAATTAAAAAACTATACTTCGCAAAATTCTACTATATCTTTATTAGCTTAACGCTTGTATTTCTTTTTCTAAATATTCATGGAGGGTTTCTAGTTTTAGTAAACCCTCTGTGATTAATTTTTTTATAATGGCACGATCATTGTCAGTGTCAAAAACTTTAGTTACTTCCGATTCTGGTAAATTACTAAGCTCCGTAACTAGCATCCCTTTAGAATCTACTAATACTTTAAATGATAATATATTCCCTTCTTTCATAAAACTAACTCCGCAAAATTAACTCCTTCTACACTGCCTCTTAATCCTGCCTTCATGTATGACGTTGCTCTACCTTCAAAAAAGTTTTGATGTTCAACTCCTAATACGTCATCTAACCAGGCTAGAGGATTATCTTTAACATTGTAATTAGGTTTAAGTCCTAGCTGAAGTAAACGTCTATCTGCTATATACCTAATATATTCTTTCATTTCTTTCTGTGTTAATCCTTCGATGTCTCCCATCTTAAACACAAGATTAAGAAACCTATCTTCTAAGTCTACCATTTCTCTACAAGCTTGATAGATTTCTTTCTTAAAATTATCTGTCCATAGCTCTATATTTTCTTGCATATATTCTCTGAACAATTGAGTCATAGCTTCTACATGTAACGATTCATCTCTTATGCTGTAGGTTATTATCTGTCCCATGCCTTTCATCTTTCCAAATCTAGGAAAGTTTAATAGTATTATAAAACTGCTAAATAGTTGTAGTCCTTCAGTAAAGGCTGAGTAAACTGCTAATGCTTTAGCTATACTCTGTTTGTCTCTATTAGAAACTTTTATACTATTAACATATTCATGTTTATCTGCCATCGCTGAATATTCTGCAAAGGCTTTGTATTCTAACTCAGGCATACCTACTGTATCTAATAACAAACTGTATGCGTGTTGGTGTATGGACTCCATATTGTTAAAAGCCCCCATCATCATACGTGCTTCAGGCTTTTTAAATATACGCATATACCTGTCTACATAACCAGCACTAACATCTACATCTGATTGAGTAAACAATCTAAATATCTGTGTTAGTAGATTCTTTTCTTTATCG